TCAATGATGCCTCTCAATTTATTCAAGGTGCAAGTGCAACAGTATTAGATATTGCTGCTACAGATGAAATAGAATTAACTGCTACATTAATTGATGTAGTTGGAAATTTAGCTGCTAGTGGAACACTTGCTCAAGCAGGAGTTGCAACATTTGCTGTAGCAGCTAATGTAGCACAAGTAGCAATTACTTCATCATCAAACGCAATTGCTTGGGACGCAAGTGCTGCAGCAAACGCTTATCATATAACAACAGAAAACACTACTTTCTCTGCACCAAGTAACGCAGTAGAAGGTGCTTTTATTGCTGTTGAAATAAACTACAATGGTTCACACACAATTGCTTTTAATACAGTATTTGAATTTGCAGCATCCACGGCTCCTACAACAACAGATACAGATGGTAAAACAGATATTTTAGTATTTAGATACAATGGTGCTGTATGGCAAGAAGTAGGTAGAACATTAAATTTAGCGGAAAGTTAGGATATAATATGTATGCAATAATAACAGACGGATCAATATCAAAATATGTTAATCACCCTAAACCTTTGGTTATAGGAGATGTTCAATATCCAGCTAGAATATTTTCTGTATGGACTGCAAGTGAATTAGCAGCTATTGGAATTATAAAAGTAACTTTCGATGATAGTAATAAAAAAGATCAAAGATATTATATAAATACAGATCAAACTTATACTTATGACGCAGATGCTGGAACTGTAACTGCAACTTATGGTGATGCTACAGATAAACCACATGCAGATACTACTTGGACACAATCTGAAATTAACGCTGGTAAAGCTCCAACAGGATCTGATACAGATACTATTAAAGATAGAGGATTAAAATATCAATTTATTCAAACTATTAAATCTCAAGCAAATGGTTTATTAAATCAAACTGACTGGTACGTAATACGTAAGTCAGAAAAAAATACTGCAATTCCTGATAATGTTACGACATGGAGAAATGGAATTAGAACTAAACAAGCAGCTATGGAAACATTAATTACTAACGCATCAAACACGGCAGCGATTGAAACTTTATATACATATGTAAATACAGCTGATGAAGGAGATCCTAAAGTAATGGAAAGACCATTAGGAGAGTTCCCAGAATTAGGATCTTAATATGCCTTTAATTTTACCAGGTAATGTAGGATCAACAACAGCAGCTACTGGTTATGATGTAGCTAATTCTGTTAGGTTTGATACCAATGCTTATATGCACAAAACACCTGGAAGTGCAGGATCTTTGACTACTTGGACATTTTCTACATGGATTAAAAGAGCAAAATTAGGTTCTAGTCAATATATATTTACTTCTAGAAACGATGGTAATAATCAAACTTTTGGTTATTTTAATTCTGATGATACTATACTATTTTTTGATATAGATGGTAATGCAGATCAAGGAAAATTAATTACTAATAGACTGTTCCGTGATGTCGGAGCCTGGTATCACCTGGCTTTTATTTGGAACACAACAAGTGGAACTGCTGGAGATAGAATACAGCTTTGGGTAAATGGTGTAAGAGAAACTTCTTTTTCTACACAAACTAATCCAGATCAAAATGATGCATCAACAATGGGTGATGCTCATATAATAGAAGTAGGTAGAGGTGGTGAAAATGAAAACTATGCAAATTTTTATATGGCAGAAACAGTTTATCAAAATAATTCTGCTGCTAGTCCTGTTGATGTATTTGGTGAATTTGATTCTGACAGCGGGATATGGAAACCTAAAGATGTATCTGGTTTAACATTTGGCACGAATGGATTTTACCTTGATTTTGAAGCTAGTGGTAATATGGGTAATGATGCAAATGGCGGCACGGATCTTACTGAAGTAAATGTAGCTACAACAGATCAATCTATTGACACTTGCACAAATAATTTTGCAACATTAAGTCCATTAAGATATGCTATTCATACTTTAGCAGAAGGTAATTTACAATATACTGCTGCTACCAGTGCTTGGAAAGGTGTCTTTTCAACAATAGGTGTTAGTACAGGAAAATGGTATTGTGAAGTTAAATATTCAAGTTTAGATGGTTCAACTTTTAGATTTTACACAGGTATAGCAGACGCAAGAGATTTTAATACTGTTCACAAAGTTGGTCAAAATGAATCAGGCAGAGTTGGAGATACTATTGGTTTTTTACCAGATGCTTCTTCACCAGATGTGCTTAAAAATGGTTCAGATGCTGGTGGTAGTTGGAGTACAATGTCAGTTAATGACATTTTAGGAATGGCTATTGATTGTGATAATGGTGCTTTATATTTTTCAAAAAATGGTACGTGGGAAAATTCAAGCGATCCAGAAAGTGGTGCTTCTAAAACAGGTGCTATAACTTTTACTGTTGGAGAAACTTATCTTTTTGGTTTTGGTACTTATGGAGATAGTAGTCCACAACAGCAAGTAAATTTTGGTAGTCCTATACATAGTATCTCATCTGGCAACACAGATGGTGATGGTTATGGAAACTTTGAATATGCAGTTCCTAGTGGATATTTTTCTATTAACACAAAAAACCTAGCGGAGTATGGATAATGGCTTATACAGATATAGACAAACCATCAGATAATTTTTCTGCAACTTTGTATACGGGTAATGCAACAGCAAGAACAATAGCAACTGGACACCAAAGCGATTGGGTATGGTTGAAACGTAGAGATGGTACGGCTGGTCATAGAATTGCAGATAGTGTTAGGGGTGCTACTAAATTAATTTATTCAGATAGTAACACAAGCGAACAAACAGATGCAAAAAGTATTACTGGTTTTGTTTCTACAGGATTTACTTTAGGAGACGATGCTAATGGCTATGATGTTAATACTAATACTAATACTATGGTGGCTTGGAGTTGGAAAGCTGGAACATCATTTACCAATGACGCAAGTTCAACAGGAATAGGAAGTATTGATAGTGCTGGTAGTGTATCAACTACTGCTGGGTTTTCAATAATTCGATTTAGTGGTACTGGAAGTCAAGGAACAGTTGCTCATGGATTAGGTGCAGTGCCACATGCTATTTTTTTTAAAAGATTAGATGCTAATGGTGCTTGGGCATCTTATCATAAACCTTTAGGTGCAACTAAATATATGAGATTAGATTCTAATTCTGCACAAATAACTGCTTCAGATGAATTTAATGATACTGAACCAACATCTACTGTTTTTACTGTTGATACAGATGGTGGAGTTAATGCTAGTGGTACAAATAATATGATTGCCTACTGCTTCGCAGAAAAACAAGGCTACTCAAAATTTGGAAGCTACATAGGAAATGGAAATGCTGATGGTGCATTTATTTATACTGGACAAAAAAGTGCATTTATTATGTTAAAAAATACTACAAGAGCCGCTTCTTGGTTAATGTTCGATAACAAAAGGTTAGGATATAATGTTGATAATAATGAAGTTGTAGCTAACACAGCTGCCGCAGAAGAAACATACGACCACATAGATTTTTTATCAAATGGTTTTAAAATGAGAGCTAATGGAACATCTACTAATTTAAATGGAGATATATACATCTACATGGCTTTTGCAGAAAATCCATTCGTAACTAGCGGAGGAGTGCCTGCAACGGCAAGATAATTATGCTACAAAAAGTAAAATTTGCACCTGGATTTAATAAACAAGTCACAGCAACTGGTGGTGAAGGCCAATGGGTTGATGGTGATAATGTTAGATTTAGATATGGTACACCAGAAAAAATAGGTGGTTGGGCTCAATTAGGATCAGTTGATATTACAGGTCGTAATACAGCACTACATCATTTTGTAAATGCTAGTGGTATTAAATATGCAGCTCTTGGTACAAATAGAATATTGTATGCATACTCTGGTGGTATTTTTTATGACATTCACCCAATCAAATCAACAACAACTTTAACAAATGCATTTTCTACAACTAATGGATCAGCTATTGTTACAATAACTTTTGCTTCAGCCCACAATGCAAACAAAGGTGATATTATATTATTAGATAATTTTACAAGTATTACTAACTCTGGTTTTTTATCAGGAAATTTTAATGACAATAGATTTCAAGTAACTTCTATTCCAACAACAACTACACTAACAATTACTTTAGCTTCTAATGAATCGGGATCAGGTGCATCAACATCAGGTGGTATTAGAGTAAAACTTTATTATTCTGTTGGACCAGCAGTAGAAGTTGCATCAACTGGTTGGGGCCTTGGATCATGGGGTGGTGTACAACAAGGACAATTTACATCAACACTATCATCAGGAATTAATGCATCGGTTACATCATTAACTATGGCTAGTTCAACATCTTTTCCATCATCAGGTACAGTGCAAATAGATGATGAACTAATTACTTATACAGGAAATAGTGGTGGGACATTATCCGGTTTAACAAGAGGAGCCTTAGGCACAACAGCAGCAATTCACTCAAGTGGTGCTGTTGTTACAGATGCATCAAACTTTTTTGCATGGAATGCTGCAGCTTCTGGTGACGTAGTAACTGCACCTGGACTATGGTCGTTAGATAATTTTGGTAACAAACTTATTGCAACTATATCAGGTGGAGAAACATTTGAATGGGATTCAGATCCTATAACAGCAAACAACACAAGAGCAACTTTACTTCCTAATGCTCCAACATCATCAGCTTTTAGTTTAGTATCAACTCCTGATAGACACTTAATATTTTTTGGAACAGAAACAACTATTGGAACTAAATCTACAAGAGACGAAATGTTTATTAGGTTTTCGGATCAAGAATCTATTGATGCAACAACATCATATGCACCTAGCGCTGTTAATACAGCAGGCACACAAAGACTAGCGGATGGATCTAAAATTGTAGGGGCAATACGTGGTCGTGATGCTATTTATGTTTGGACTGACACAGCATTGTTTATTATGAGATTTGTTGGTGCACCTTTTACTTTCTCTTTTCAACAAGTTGGTACTAACTGTGGATTAATTGGTAAAAATGCAGCAGTAGAAGTAGATGGTTCTGCTTATTGGATGTCAGAAAATGGTTTCTTTAGATACACAGGTAAACTAGAATCGCTTGCATGTTTAGTTGAAGATCATGTTTACGATGATATTAATACAATTCCAAAACAACATATTAACGTAGGTTTAAATAATTTGTTTGGTGAAGTTATGTGGTTTTATCCTAACTCAGGATC